AGATGGCGTATTTGGTGTAATTGCAGGTACAAAAAGAGAAGGATTTAAAACCCACAAAGCATTAAGTGTACTAAGAAATACTTTTGTTTGGATAATGATTTTATCTGCGGTTTTAATGATAGAAAAAGGTTTTACAGGAACAGCTTGGCTTAGTGAAGTGGTTATTGTACCTTTTATGGTATTTCAATTAGTAAGTGCTCTTAAAAATGCCTCAATGGCAGGATATATTAAAGTGGGCTTATTAAACGAGATATTAGATAAAATAGATAAACACAAAGGAATCAGAAATGAATAGTTATGAAACAAAAAATATTTCCCTTTTTAATAGCCTTTTCAGCGCTATCGGTTTCGGCATCAGCTGCTTTTTATTCAATTAGTGGCTTAAGTAAACTATTTGCTGGAGCAAGTACCCAAGTAATAATAATGGCTTCTTCGCTTGAAGTAGCTAAATTAGTTATTGCATCATTGCTTTACCAATATTGGGGTTCAATTAATAGAGCTTTAAGAACATACCTAGTAGCCGCCGCTGTTGTATTAGTTTTAATCACATCAATGGGAATATACGGGTATCTTTCGAGTGCATACCAATCAACTGCTAATAAAGAAGGAATAGCTACACAACAAATTACTGCTCTAGAAACCAAAAAGAAATTATACGAACAAACTAGGGACAACATAATCCAAGAAAAACAATCGTTAGCTAATCTTAAAAATACTTTATCTAAAGGTTCAGTAACCCAATACACAGATAAAAAAGGTAATCTGGTAGTTAGGTCAAATAACTCTAGCATAAAGCAAATAGAATCAGCAAATAAAACTGAGGAAAAATTAACGTATAAATTAGATATAGTAAACGATTCTATATTTGCTTTAGAAAATAAAATATTAGAAACTAAAGTATTTAACGAATCCTCAAGTGAATTGGGCCCTTTAAAATATTTATCTAATTTATTAGGGGTTTCAATGGATAAAATAGTAAATTGGCTTTTATTAATTATAATATTTGTATTTGACCCCCTTGCCATTTCACTTGTAATAGCTGCTAATTTTGCTTTTAGTCAATTGCTGCCCAAAAAGGAATATCCGTTGGAGGAAAAAATAGAAGATATGAAACGAGTAGTAGATGCATACGACTCTTTAGAAAAAGAAGTAAATGAACAACAACACCATTTTTTAGACTTAGATAAAGATGGAGTAGTCGAAGCTGAAGAAATTGAAGCAGTAATAAATCAAGTATCAGCCATAGGAAATAGTTTTACAACGGCTGAGGGTGGAAAAAAAGCAGCATTAAATGCTGAGGTGCAAAAACTTAAAGATATGATTCTTAGTACCGCCCCCAAGAGTAAAAAAAATAATGATAACACTATAACTTATTTTTAAAAATAGCTTGGCTGTGTAAAACTCTGTTCGTATATTTAAATAAATAAAGGTTTTATATGCACTATTGTTATTTAGATACTTTCATTAAACACACAGAGGACATTGTCAATGCTAAATTGTCCCCATACCAAAAACTAAATTACAATCGTTTCATGTGGTGGAGAACCCACACAGACAATAACGACCCCCTAAGTAAACGTTTGCCCCTTAAAGATCGAATCATTAATGGAGACTTTGAATTCTCGTCATATTACTGGCAAGCCCAATCCGCCGTCATAGTAGGCCGAAACAAAGTGGATCTATCTAAAGATGACCACCGAGAACAAATCAACAAAACTTCTATAGATCTTGAGCGTTATAGAAGACTTATTGCTGACTTTGAGAAAGAAGAAACAAAGCGCATATGGGAACTTACAGACGCATTTACTAAAGCTTTTAATCTTACTCACGAGGAATTCCACGCTAATTTAGAAATGTGGGAGGGGGACATATTAGGGTTATATGAATGGCTGTATGTGTCGCGCCCCCTATCTCCGTGTGAATCTCGCAAAATAGCTCGCAAAAAGGATGGGAAATCTAAAAAAAAGTAATTATATTTAACCATAAATAAAAGTTATGAACCTGCGCTACAAATACAAAAAACTATTAGTTTGGCTACAGAGTAAAGCCATTAAAAATCCCCCATTAACCGAGCGAGAATATCTAACCAAAAAAGTAATCATCAGGCTACTATCAAATCCCAAAACACATTATTTAATGACGCCCTCAAGTCGTTATTACATACAAACTGAGGATAAAAGATATACCATTATACTTCAAAACAATTTTGTAAAACTTACAAATCATAGATATTCGTTCGAATTTACTATTGGTTCATATGTTTCAAATGAACTTATTAAATTGGTTGAACGGGCTATTGAAAAAAATAGAAGCAAAATGGAAGATGAGCTATCTAAAAATGAAATAAACATACTAAAAGAATTATTAAAATGATAAAAATATCACACGAAGTACCTATTTGTTTGCTTGAGCACAGTCTTAAGTTTAATTCCTATGATTATTGCTTGCCCCACTTATTAGACCAAAACGAAGAATATCGTAATTTTTTCTATAAGTCTAAAGCAGAAGGTCGTTATATCATAATGGATAACTCGCTCCACGAGTTAGGAAAAGCATACGATTCTTCTCGTTTAATGCATTGGATAAATGAATTGCAACCTAATGAATTTATAGTTCCTGATGTGTGGGAAAATAGAACCAAATCAGTAGTTAATGCAAGGCAGTGGGCTAATATTGAGCTTCCTAAAAATGTAACTAAGGTAGCTGTAGTTCAAGGTAAAAGCTATGAAGACGCTATGATTAGCTATCAAGTCTATAAAGATTTGGGTTATAAGAAAATAGCATTCTCGTATGGGGCTAGTTATTATAATGAAATATACCCGCATATAAACGCGGACTTTGGTAAAGCAATGGGAAGGCTGTGGGTGATTAGTTTGTTGTATAAAAACAAAACTATCGCGAAAAATGACCGAGTACATTTGCTCGGAACCGCAATGCCCTTTGAATTTAAGTTTTATAACGATTATCCATTTATTGAATCTATTGACACATCCAATCCAATTATGGCGGCTTTAGAAGGAACTAAATATACTGACGGCCAACATCCAAAACCAAAACTTAACATGAATGAAGTTCAAACTTGGCCTCTTAAAAAGATAGATGTAGATTTAGTATATTACAATGTAATTTTATTTAGAGATATAAACAATTTAAATTATGGACAAAACACCCCCAATAGTAAACCCAGCATTTGAGGAACTCTTAAAAAAAGAATTAGATAAAATATGGGATAGAAGAGATGTTATAGGATATGGTACTATAGAAGCATTGCGTAGATTAAATAATTCTCACTATAATAGAAAAAAATAAAAATATGAATAACCTTAAAGACAATGTCGTAGTTTCACTTAGTGGTGGGATGGACAGCAGCACTTTACTTTTACGCTGTTTAAAAGAATACAAAAATGTTATTGCTATAAGTTTTGATTATGGTCAAAAACATCGAGTTGAACTTGAACGTGCCCAATCATTAGTAGAATATATTAATGACAATCCTACTCGTATGTTCCACCACGATCATGCCCCTAATGGATTCGAAGAAATATACTCACCGGTAAACTATCAAGTAATTAGATTAGACGGATTAACAAGTCTACTTAATTCAGCACTTGTAGCTGGTGGGGCTGAAGTTCCTGAAGGACACTATGCTGAAGAAAATATGAAAGCAACAGTTGTTCCTAATCGTAATAAAATCTTTGCTTCGATTGTACAAGCAGTAGCTTTATCCATTGCCACTCAACGAAACGAAACATGCGATATTGCATTAGGAATACACGCCGGTGATCATGCAATTTATCCTGATTGCAGACAAGAATTTAGAGATGCTGACGATATGGCATTTAGACTTGGTAATTGGGAATCTGAAAGGGTAGGGTATTTTACACCTTATTTACACGGTGACAAATTTACTATCTTAAAAGATGGAGAAATGCTGTGCAAAGAATTAAATCTAGATTTTGATGAAGTATACGCACGTACAAATACCTCGTATAAACCAATATGGATACCTGGACCTGAAAGTACATCTCGAGTAGAAGAAACTCTTAGAACTAAATGGGGTGAATGGTTTTCAGACTACAAATCAGCAAGTTCCGTGGAACGCATCGAAGCATTTATTAAATTAGGACGACCTGATCCTGTAAACTATGCCGATGAAACTGGTCCTGTGGCCTGGGAGATTGCAAAATCACACGTTGAAAAAATATTAAAAGAACATGAAGCGTAAACAATTACCAAAACCACAATACTATGTTGTGATGGATCAAAATGGTTTAGTATTTTCGGGTTTGCAATATGGAGAACCAAAATGGGATGCTAATTGGAACAACGCTAAACCTTTAGAACTATCATCAACCCAATATTTATTACGAGGAAACAAACATGAATTAATTAAACAAGAAGAAATTTTATGAAACAACTATGGTATTTTTCAGCCGGCTGGTGTCAGCCGTGCCAACAATTCGGTCCTGTTATGGATCGAGTAGCAAAACAAGGGGTTCCCGTCAATAAAATAGATATTGACTACACCCCTGACGTAACAACAAAATATAATGTCAAAAGTATTCCTACTGTAATTTTAGTAGAAAACGGACAAGAAGTTAAACGTTTTACCGGAGCGCGCAGTTTTGAACAAGTAATGAGTTTTTGCAATGGGAAGTAAATTTCAATCAACAAAATTATTTGACGGGTTTTCTACTGTATTTCGTCAATATAAAGCTAAAGATACGCATTGTAAATATTTACATGGATATGCTATTAGCTTTAGAGTATGGTTCGAAGGTGAATTAGATGAACGCAATTGGGTTTGGGATTTTGGGGGAATGAAACGTGCCAAAAACACAATTGACGGCTTAAACCCAAAAGCTTGGATGGACTATATGTTTGATCATACCACTATTATAGCCGAGGATGATCCATATCTAAATCATTTTAAGCAAATGCACTTTGATGGTATTATTCAACTTCGTCTTTTACCAGCGGTAGGAGCTGAGCAATTTGCTAAATATATTTTTACTAAACTTAACGAATTTACATTAACCGAAACCAATAATCGTGTTAGAGTAGCAAAAGTAGAAGTATATGAAAACGAACGCAATTCTGCTACATATGAAGATCCAATCCAAACATTAGTTATACCCAAATCAGACAGATCATCTAATTGGTCAGAACCAACATATACCTTATATTAATATGAGTTTAGGAAGAATAGAAGATTATAATAAAGTATTACCTATTGTTGAATTGTACCCATGTATTCAAAGCGAAGGTAGTAGAGCAGGGTACCCAACAATAGCTGTTCGTACTACTGGATGCACGCACAGGTGTTATTTCGGTGAAGGAGGTTGGTGCGACTCTTGGTACACGTCAATACACCCCGAAAAGGGTAAATATACATTTCAAGATATTATTAACATATACGACACTAATCCTGAAATTAAAGAAATGATGTTAACAGGAGGATCGCCAACAATGCATCCTGCTTTAGTAAACGAACTAACACATTTTGCAAATGAAAGACAAATCACAATTACAATTGAAACTGAAGGATCCCATTATTTGGAAACCGATTATCCAATTGGGCTTATTTCTTTTAGCCCTAAATTTAGTAACAGCATTCCTGTGGTTGGGACTACTACACCTCTTGGGAGTATTGTAACACAAAAACTAATAGATACCCATAATCGCTTTAGGCTTAATAAAGATGCTATTAAAAAATCTATGCAATATCACAGTAACTATCACATGAAAGTAGTTACTAACCCAGTAGAAGACCCAGATACATGGAACGAAATTAAAGCGTTTTTAGACGAACTCGAAGTACCAAAACATAAAATTTGGATAATGCCCCCGGGTGATAACAGGGAAGAATTAATTAGAGTGTATCCTATGGTAATTG